GATGTCATTATTCTGAAATTTACCACCTATAGTATTATACCAGAAACCGGGACCAATCTTATTGTTAAATATTTTTACTTCATCTACATCTTCAAGGTAGATAACAGAATTACAAAGTAATGTCGCTTTATTTATATATGTATATAAGTTGTCTTTGATAGATTCAATGTGACAGGAACGGACCTGTTTTTCGTAAGTAGCGCTACCAGTACTTTCAGAGAAAAGCTTAAAGTCTTCATATAACGCACCGCTAGGTATGTTATTTGTAGATACTGGCGAACTATTCCAATATTCAGAAGTGTATAAATTTATAACAGGTATCCAATTATCAGATTGTTCCCACGTATGCGGTGGTGTAAGCGTAGGAAGAGATAAATTAGTTCCTGCTGTAACACAACGGAATACTCCAGTATTTAAAGAATCTTTTACCAAATCTCCAACTTCGTATGGTATATTATCCGCCCATTCTGCTACATCAACTTTCCAGCGACGAGATTTGACATTTCTCCAATCACCAGGGGCGTAATTATTATATAGTGTATCATGACGGGAGAGAATTACACCTTTAAATCCTGTTACAGATAAACCTGGAGATGTACCATCCCATAAGGGATCGAATCCTACGTTAGAAAATGATGGATCTGTACTCCAATTGGAATAATCCCAATCATATATTATGATATCGTATGGATGAAGAGAAGATTTTGCATTTACGCTTAAAGTAGATGTAGAAAGTGCTTGAATTGTTAAAGGTTCGGTAGCTCCAGTTATTATTTCATCATAACCAACGTTATCCGAATCTACAATATAATGTACAGTAGCAAAGTCTGTAATACGGTAGAATGTACCAGGAATTAAAGCTGATGTTGAGATTAAAGTAAGAAGTTCAGCATAAGTTACGTTTATTATTATATCTGGAACAGCTGCCGAAGAGATTTCTATATCTTCAGTTGTAGTATTACGAGTAAAAGTAATATTAGTTCCACTTTTAATGTTGACGATACCGTTAGAGAAAGTTTTTACTACCGCGCGGGAGGAATTCAAAAAACGTATTTTTTCAATATAGCGTAGCATAGAAATTAAAAACTTTCTAAAACTTAATTTTAAATTAAAATATTTTATATTAAAATCCGCCCCATTTTGATCCGCCATCATTAATATCTACGCCAATTCCGGCGGAAAAGTCTTCTACGTTTAAAAGTGAACTAAAATCGCTATAGCGTTTTGCGCCGATTTTTCCACTGGAATTACCTAAAAATGTATTTAAATCTAATCCGATTCTAGGGTTTATTCCGTCATTTCTCATGTTATTTACAAGTTGGATGATATTTTCATCATTAGGATTAGTAGAACCTATAGTGAAATAATCTTTTGTTACGATTCCGGTTGGAGTTTTAAGATCAGCACAAACAAGAGCGAACGCATCAGCATCATTTGGGGAACGTCTTATATTACGTTTTGTTTCATCTTTGGATTCTATTTTAATTCTTTTATCTTTAGAATCCCATCCATAATGTATAGTAGTTAATTCTTCATCGAGAAGTGGGGTTTCGAACGGAATAGACATAACATCTATTACGTTACGAATCTGCCACATTACTTCTGCGCGTTTATTAAAAAACGTATTCTTATCATTTGCATCTTCACCTACTCCAACGGAACGGACTTTATGGGATTTTTCTTTAAGACGACGTTTAAGATCATCATGAATACCAGAGCCTATTCCGATAATATCTATACGGATTTCATCTGCATTATAAGTATTATCTAACGCGATTAATGTATCAACTACCTGAACTGTAGACATTCCATGTATACAGGCTCGTTCAAGAATAACATTCCCATCGCGAATATAAATAACAGTATCATCATCGCCATAACGGGCAGGATCGCAGCCGATAAATATATGAGAAGATTTTTCACAAACACGTTTATGTGCTTCATATACTTGTTCAGGTGTTACAAGTGCATTAAATTCCGCACGAGGAGGAAGCCCTCGAATTCTCATACGGTAATAATCAGAATCTTTACCGTATATTACTGCAAGTCGATGAATAGAATCTTTATCTATATAATCTGCATCGATGTCTTCTACGTTTACGAATATTCTTGCCCATAAAGCTTTAAGAACTTCTTCCCACATTGCTCTATGAAAGTATCCAGTATTTCTTGTAGGATTACTCGCCATGAGTGCTTTTGCATTCGGTGTGCTCATTGCACCATCTGCTGCGCCCATTACTTGGTCGGAAATACCAGATGCTTCATCTATTATAAATAATATATTCTCCGCGTGATATCCTTGGAGTGATTCGGTGGTCATCGCTCCAGGTTTTGGAGGAGTTGATGTTATAGCTACAGCAAACCATTTATCTTTTTGTGTTTTAAAAAATATTCTTTCTTGTTGCCATTCAAAAAGTGATTGTATTATGGGCGATTGTGCCATAGCACGACCAGTTTCCGCCCAAAGTACATTATATAATTGCTTTTTTGTAGGTGCGGTACAAGGAACGATAGAAAATGGTCTAGTATAAAGAAAATGAAGTTTTAAACGAGCAAGAAGCGCGGTTTTTCCAACACCACTTCCGGTGGACCACGCGCATTTTCCTATAGTATCATAATCATGACACGCTTGAGATTGCCATTTTACACAATTGAATTTTAAAACGTCACGAAGAAATTTTTCAGAATGAAGAGCATATTCTGATTGATGCCGAACGAGATTCGTGAGGTCAAAATTCTGTGCATTCATTTTATATTATATATTTTCTTTTTCATTTATCGCGATTGACGCGTTCGCCCACATTATAGATTGTTGTAAATTTGTAAGTGCAAGAGACCTTTCACGGGATTCAGGGCAATTTTTAGAAATAAGTTCTGCAAGGGTTTTTGCACTAGAACGAAGTTCTTCATATCTTTGTGGTTGTGTCCCAAAAGGTTTATGATAAGTGAAAGTGTTATTTATATCAAGGGGTGGCATGATTTTTATTTTTTATCCTTTTTATTGTAATGTTGCTAATGCGGTTGAAGATGGTACTATTTCGTTACTATGACCACCATCAACGTTTGTAATGTCGTTAAATTCTATATCAGAAATTGTATTCACGGCCTTTTCCGGCGGAATTTCGCTATTTCTTGCCGAAAGGTTTCTCTCTTTTATGACTTCTTTAGCAACTTCAAAACCTTCACTTATCATTCGGATAACATCAGCCATAGCGTCATTTTTATTACCATTATCTACTTTCTTTTTTCCATTACCACCAAGTTCAAGAATATCCAATGCAGCATCATGTTTCAGCGTAAGCGGCACACGCATATCGTTTATAGATTTTTCTTTAAGTAAATTTCCAAGAAAATCTATCGCGGGTTCTTGTAACTGTGCTACACGTTCTTGGATTTTCGCGGTAACATCAAGAAAACGCTCTTTAACTTCTTTTTCGAGCTCTTTGTATCGTTTTATAAATAATGGCGATTGCATTATTATGCACACACGAGATTCCGACATATCTAAATCATGAGCAATTTTCCTATTACTTTCACCCGCAAGTTTCCGTCGCATCATTTCTTCATGTTTTGATTCTACACGGAGAAGAGGTTGAAGTGGAGTTTTACCTGTCGGATGTCGGCCCATGGATTTTTAAAAAAGGAAAGAGAAAAGAAAAGAAAATAAATTTATTGAATGTGGTGAATTCTATTCCGCCGGAATATTTAAGAAATTACATTCTAGAAATATTCCGGCGGGATAAAACCAAAATTACATCACATCAAAGGAGTTCCTCAAAATATGCTGAAAAATTTAAACTTACAATTTTGCCTTACCACTTACTTATTATCTATATAATACCATATAAGTCTCCTTCTGTCAAGAGGAATCAACAGAAGCGCATACGATTTTTGAAGAATATTTTTTACTTTATATAATATATAATACTACACCCTACAACAAAGAGCTGAAGCTACAGCTTAGAACATGGTTGGATGGGATAGAATGGTGGAGATAGTACGTAAAGTATGGGTTAAAAAATTAGGGAAATAATTTATGATGGTGATCCGCGCCCATGTATCCAGTACGCACACGATATTAAGAAATAAGATATTGCATATAGATATAGAAAATAGAATATTGTAAATGGATGTAATGGTGCAAAATAGATGATATAAGCGGTAAGCTGTATGGTATAGGCTATATGTGATATATTATAGTGTAGTATAGTATAATATCACCGTCTATAGTGTAGAATCTACAACTATATGCATAGCGACACGGGAGAGGAGCTGTAAAGTGATAGCGTCAGAGGATGGTATAAGGTTACGTAGATTTTGGATCAGGGAGAGCGAGCAAGCGAGATTATAGTGTGCAATCTCGCTCGTAGTGTAATATGTGGATAGATACACCTGAGCAGAGAGCGTGCGGAGAGGTTTAAAGCGCAGGGTTTGAAGTGTGGTATCATCTATTATCATCATGATAATATGTATATCGGCAGGGATGGGATGATACTTTAAGGAAAAATAAAATAAAAAAGCACACTATTACAAATTACATATAATAGCGCGCTTTTTTAAAAAAGTATGACTATAAACTAATTCGTGTGTTTGCAGTATGTTTCCGGCACTTGAAGCTTAATATTGGCGTCATATAAATTTTCAAGCGTGAGCATCCAACAATCGAACGCAAAAACCGCAATAGCTGTAATTTTCCACGCGTTTAGCTCGCTACAAATGATAGGCATTTTACATACTACAGCTACATGCTCCAATAGTGTGAATTTTTTTGACATAGTGTTCTCCTCTCTAAATAATACTATGCTGACTTTTGCGCCGACATCATAGCGCGAGCCGCATCAATCATAGATTGCATTTTTTCTAATGCGTCCAGATCGAGTTTGCCGGATTGGGCCATAGAGTCGAGATTGGCAATCGTAGTATCAATATTCGTGTTTTCGAGTTTTAACGCCTGCGTCCGAGCACGTTGCATGAGGATAGTTTGCGCACGTTGAAATGCCAATTTGTCACGCCATTGATCGTATGACATATCAGCATCTTTTTCGTCGTCACCGGATGCATCCGAACTATTATATACAGCCGCAAGAAAACGATCGATATTGTTGATATAATGAGCATCTTTTTCAATTTTATCTTTTTTACTTCCGTAAACTTGTTTAGAATTGATACGGGTGAAATTTACGTTTAGTTTATCGCAGGTTTTTAGGCCATTACTTGCGGTTTTCTCCACACACGTTTGCGTATCTTCAGTTGGGAGGTTTAGCGCAGAAAAGTCTATAGCTGAGGCGATAGTGATAGTTTTGGTGGTAGGCATACGATCGATATTTTCACTCATAATTTTATAATCTCCATTTTTTGGTTTTTGGTTTTAAAAGTTAAAAGTTAAAAGTTAAAAGTTAAAAGTTAAAGGTTAAATTCTGGTTAATATTTTTGCGCCAGTCTCCTAAGGGCGTTACCTTGATTGATAATGCTTTGCTCATGGGATGTTAATACACTTGCCCGTGATATATCATCTATGCTGTATATCATATCTAGTATACGAATCGCAACACGCTTGCGAGCGTATTTCGCGCAAGTTTCACGATTTTTAATTTGTTTTTCAGTGAGCGCAGCGAGTTGGTAGTGAGTGATCAGAGTTCTACACATTTTGATTTTTCTCCGTTTTTTTGTTTTTGCCTCACGTAACATTTTAATATGTATGCATGTTTTGTGCCAATCTTTTAAATTTTACACAATATATTTATGTTTAGGTTTTTTCTTTCTAAATTGTTTCGTTTATTGAATTTCCGGGCACCTATATATAGAGGGTAGTTTTTTACCCTTCAAGTTTTTAGAGTTTAGTGTATATTTTTTTTATACACTAAAAACGGAGTTTTTGCTTTAAATTGTTGAAAATATTGAGGTTAAGTGGTGTATAAAAAAAATATACAGAAAATAAAAAAAATATGCAGTAATTTTAAACCTTGTGAAAGGATATTTTTTTGTATTTTTTAACGTTATGAAATAAGAAATAAGAAATAGGAAATATGTTTTTGTACATCAAATTTATTATTTTCTATAATTTTCTGAAATAGAAAATAGAAAATAGAAAATAAGAAATATGTTTTTGTACATCAAATTTTCTATTTTCTATAGCTTTTAAAATAAGAAATAATAAATTTGATTTTAGTCTTCTTTTTCAAATTTTCTATTATAGGAAATAGAAAATTTGATTTTAATTTTAAGGGAGGGAGTATATTTTTAATTTTTTTCTTCTCTTATACGAAAATTCGTGTCAAAATTTTTATGGAGTTGTTTATTTTGTTTATTTTCATGAATGAAAAAATGAAAAATTTCTTTTTTCATTATATTTTATAAAATATATTACGAAATTTTTATAATATATTTTAAACTACTATCAACTGTATAACAAGTCTTAAGCTTGATTAACTGCTTAACTACTACCATGATGACCTTTGTAAGTTGTTGATTTTATTGAGGTTTATTGATGAGTGGTAGTAGTTAGCCAGTAGTTCCGGTTCTTTTTACTCCCGAAGGACACGCTCCTCTCGATGAAAATTTATTCCTGAAAATATATACTTTTAATAATGTATACGGAAAAAAATATATACGTATATCTATATTATTTTTTTTTTTTTTTACTTTATTATACGTGTAGTTTTTTTTGCAGTCATACCTGTAGTCTTGAGTATATATTTTTGAGCGTAAGATTTTTGAACTTTTCCGCGAGGAGCGTGTAGCCTGGACGGTGAAAGATGTGGAACTAGTCACTAACTAGGTAAGGTCAGCTCTAAGTTGTTCATTTGTAAGGAGTTACAGAGGGTAAGTGAGAGTAGATAAGCAGTTGACAAAGCAAAAGACTTGTGGTATACTACTAAGTAGTTAAAGAAATATAGCAGATAAAGCATTTCCACCTTTTAAAAACCATATCGCAATTATGACACCACCATCTACTAATATCATGATGAAAATAAACAATCTTGGAAAGGAACAGATTTAACTATAAATATATGTCAAATGATAATAATATTAATACTAACACAAAATATAAAATAAGAACGGATACTTTTTATATATTTATACTACCAAATGGTATAAAATATAGAATTTCAAGGGGAAAACAACTTGGGTGTTATAAGTTTGATGAATATAATAAAGGGAAAAGAGTTTCCGCCGAAACGGCAATGAAGGATGTGAAAATATATCCGAAAAGTGAAGTTGTTTTGCTCATTGAACATAATATTGTTAATGATGAAATTAAAAAGAGTGAAATCATCAAAGCGCTTGATGCT